GAAGAAGATCGATCCGGAAACGGAAGCCGGTCGCCTCGCTCAGGAGCAGATCAACTCCAAGGTCGAAGAGCTGACCAGTAAGCACGAGCGCGAGACGAAGAAACTCTCCGATCGTAACGATTTCCTGGCGAAGGAAGTCGACCGCCTGCTCCTCGAAGCCGAGGCGAGGGCATCGATCCTGAAGCACAAGGGCGTGCCCGAGCTGTTGCTCGAAAAGGTTCTCAAGTACGGCCGCGTCAAGGAAGTGAACGGTCACTTCGAGACGCAGATCGTCAACGCCAGCGGTGACCAGGACTTCTCGATCCGGGACGGCAAGGCCGTTCCCTCCACCTTCGAGGATGTCGTGGCGAAGCTGAAGGCGGATGCGGTCTATGGCCGGGCCTTCGAGGCCTCCGGGCGCACGGGCTCCGGCGCGGACAACGTCAACAATGGCGGCGGCCTCGCTGGAAAGAATCCCTTCGCGAAGGCGACGTTCAATCTGACGAGACAGATGGAGCTCCTGGCCAACGATCCGTCGCTCGCCGCAGCCCTGAAGGCCGCGGCCCAGACCGAGTAATCGGCCGCAACACTCACGTTCGCACCGCGCCGGAGAGCGCGGAATCAAGAAAGGACCAGCCTAATGGCCGACGATCCCACCACCTTGTCCGATATGGTGCTCATTCCGGACGTGTTCCGGCAGTACATCATCGAGGCGTCCGTCAAGCTCGACGCATTCCTGTCCAGCGGCATCGCCGTCGACCTTTCCGAGGTCATCGAGGACTTCGGCACCACGGTCGAAATGCCGTTCTTCACCGCTCTGAGCGGTGACGATGACGTCTCCGACGACACCCAGGACATCGTCATCCACAACATCGACTCGTCCAAGGACATCGCCGCGAAGCTCCAGCGCGACAAGGCATTCGGCGCCACCGATCTGTCGGCCGAGCTCTCGGGTGCCGATCCGATGCTCGCCATTGCCGCCACGATCGGCAAATGGTGGAGCGAGCGTCGGCAGGCCGCCCTGCTGGCTTCAGTCGGCGGCGCCATGGCCTGTGCCAATATGGCCGGCAACGTCTTCGACATCTCCGCGCTGACGGATGGTGCCCAGTATTTCGACGGCGAGTCGTTCATCGACGCGACGCACATGCTCGGCGACCACGCCAACGCCCTGAAGGGTGTCGCGGTCCACTCCGACACCGAAAAGGTGATGAAGAAGCAGGACCTGATCGACTACATCAAGCCGTCCACCGGTGGCGAGCCGATCCCGTTCTACCAGGGCAAGCGCGTCGTCGTGACCGACGATATGCCGGTCACGAATGGCACCTACACCTCCTACATCTTCGGCCCCGGCGCCGTCGGCTTCGCCCAGCGCCCGCGCCGCAAGCCGGTGGAGCGCGGCCGCGACCCGCTGAAGAATGGCGGCCGCGATTACCTTGTGACGCGCGAGCAGTGGGTGTTCCACCCGCGCGGCATCAAGTGGATCGGCACGCCGGTGAAGGCCACGCCGTCGAACAGCGAGCTGGCCGTCGCGGCGAGCTGGACCCGGGTCTGGCAGCCGAAGAACATCCGCATCGTCAAGTTCGTCCACAAGCTGACGGCGTGACGCGCGGTCACCATATCGGGGCGGGGATCACTCCTCGCCCCGTCTCCTTCATGCTGTAGGTAGGCCATGTCCGAAACCCCGTTCGTGAACCCAAAAGGCTGGCGCGCGCGCGCCGAGCGCGCCGCGGCGCGCAACGTCTACGAGACGTCCATGCAGCCGCTCCGCAATCAGCGTGACCTGGCTGTCCGGAGGGCGCGCGTTGCGGCGGTGCTGGCCGACAAAGATGCGAGCGAGGATGCGCGCAGGAAAGCCGCCGACGAACTCGCATTCATCGAACTCGAGCTGGCCGAGGCGGCCGCGCCGCCCGATCCGCACGAAGCGCAAGAGCCGCCGCGGGCGGCCAAGGCGGCCAAGGCGGTCAAGTCCGACCCGGGCCCAACCAAAGCCGCCGGTGCGTCGGGCAAACAGTGAACGTCGTCACGTCCTGAGAGGACACCTCCATGGCCATGCAATCGAATCTCGTGAGCTTTGCTCGCACCCATTTCTCCAAATCGCTCGCGACCCTTTACGATTTCATCGAGAAGGCGCCGAACCTGTTCAATATTGCGCGCAAGGTCACCCTCGACCACGCCGGCCCGAATACGCTGCCCACGGACGCCTATCAGGTGCTCTTGGCCACGTCGCAGGGCGGCGCCGGAGATCCGGTCGCACTGCCCGACCCGGCGACAATCGGCGTCATCGGCCAGCGGCATCTGATCAAGCTCGGAACCGTTTCCAAGACAGGTGATACCGCCGTCGTGAGCAAGGCCAACCTGAGCTACGGCAGCGCCAACATCGCCGCTGTATCGCTGACCGCCGCCGGCAAATGGCTGCTGGTCGAGCACCGCGGCACGACCTGGGAAGTGATCGCCGCCGCGGCCGGAGTCGTGACGACCGCGTGATGCGCGGCCCGGTCATGATTGCCACACGACATGTGCGCCCACGAGCCGGGTGCGTCGTCCCAGTCACTCGCCTTCGCCGCCTTCGCCGTGGAGACGAGGATGACGACGACAAGATCGACGACGATCCCTTCATGACCGTCGGCGGCGGATCAGAGAAGGAAGAGGGAGGCAAATGACATGGCGTTGCCGGACTCCTATGCCTCCATCGACGACGTCAAGGCACGTTACGAGGCCGACGTCATCAACCGGATTTGTTGGGACGAAGGCACCCAGAGCGCCGATCTCAACAAGTTGGCGCGCGCGCTAATCGATTCAGGGTCCGAGATCGACTCGTACTTGTCGGCCCGGTATGCGGTGCCGATTTCGCCGGCGCCGGCCATTCTGCGCAACATGAACGTCGACCTGGGGCTCTACGCGACCGCACTGACCAGCGACAAGATGTTCGAGGAACTGGCGCGCCGCGCCGAAAACTGGCGCAAGCACCTGGTGCTGATCGCCAAAGGTCAGGCCGGGCTGGGCGTTCGCGAGGACGCGAGCGACAACGACACCGAGCCCGCCGAAGGCTCGAGTTCATCCTGCGGGTACCTCGTCAGCGCGGATCGCGTGTGAACCATGGGTCTCATCAACGTTCGCGTGGTGGGGATGTCACGCGTCGAGCGTATGCTGATCGCGCTCAACGCCTTGCAGACGATGGCGCGCTATACCCTGCTGCGCCAGCTCGGCAACCTCATCCAGAAGCAGCACACGCGCCGCATCCTGTCGGAGAAGACAGCGCCGTCGGGAGCTACTTGGGCGCCGCTCAAGCCGTCGACGGTGCAGCGGAAGGGCAATGCCAACATCCTCGTCGAGTCCGGTAAGATGGCCAGGGCTTGGCAGATGATCATTGGCGGCGATTACGTGCGCATGTGGAATACCGCGCGATCGAGCCGGGGCGGCAAGCTCTACCTCTTCTTCCACCAGTACGGTACCAGCAAGATGGTCGCGCGGCCACCGATGGGCTTTTCCGCGGCTAACGAGCAGGAAATCCACACGGTGGTGAACGCCTGGGTCGCTCGCAGAATCGGGGTGGTGGTCACATGAGCATCATCCAGTACCGCACCAACATCATCAACAAACTCAAGGCCTCATTCCCGCAACTGCGGGACGTGCTGCCCCATCCCGGCAAGTTCACGCTGGAAGACTTCGAGCGGCTCTGCCTGCGCGCGCCGGCGGCCTATGTCGCCATCATCGGCGCACCCGGCAAGGAGAAGCTCGGGACCGGCCAAGTGCTCTTCGACGTCAACGTCGGCGTGTTCATCGCGACCAAGGGGCGGATGCAGGAGAATGCCGACGTCAGCGGCTGGAACGTCGCCGAGACCATCGCAGCGCTGGCGATGTGGAACTACTTCAACAGTCCCGTCTTTCCCGCCCAGAACGTCGAGATCGATAACCTGTGGACGTCCGAGCTGGACAAGAACCAGGTTTGCATCATGGGCGTGGCTTGGGACACGCAGGTCATGATCGGGGCGGACCTCTCGGCGCAAGAACAAGCCGTCAAGGCCGGTGATGGCTTCGTTTTCACAGATCCGAACGACGTCAAGGTCAACGGAACCGTCTTCGGAACGCCCGACGTTTGAGCAGGTCCATGTTCAACGATGATTACTTGTTCCTCGTCAACAAAGTCGAGGAGATAGAGCGGCGCTTTCGCCGCATGATCTTCTACGGCGTCGTGACCGATGTCGATCACAGCCGAGGCCTTGTCCGCGTTGACGACGGCATGGGCACGGAAGAGGGCGCCCTCAACAAGACCGACTGGCTCCCGTGGGCTGAACATGCAGGCAAGATCAAGACGCGCACGATGCCGTCGGTCGGCCAGCAAGTGACGGTGTTGTGTCCGAGTGGCGTGCCCGAGCAGGGCATTGTGACGATCGGGTGGTTCAACGAGAACAACAAGATGCCGAAGGCCGAATCCGGCGAGTACGTTTTCATCAATGGCACGCACTACAAGCGGGTCGTAGAGAACGGCCCCGGAACGAGCGCAGGCGGCGACGACGGCTCCGATTCCACCTGCGGCGGTCAAGCGTGCCCGGCTAAATCTGAAGCGAAGAGCAGCGTTGGGACGGGCATCGAAAGGACGCGGTTCGGAAAGCTCCCGGATGACGAGGGGAGCTGGGGAGACGGTCAGAATCAGGTGAAACCGCAGGGCGATGACAAAGCTGTCACCGAGCGCGGGGTCAACCAGACGAAGCTTATCCACTACGTGACGGATGGAACAACGAAATCGGTCATTGTCCAGACTGCGGCCGACGTCACGTCGACGGTCAATGACGGGTCGGTCCGCAAACAGACCGCTTCCGACGTCACCGACAAGGTCGGCGGTAGTGTCGCGACCATCGATTCCGGAAAGATTCGCGCCACCGCTTCCCGTGTCGAGACCGAAGGCGCGACCTATCTGGTCAATCCGGACGCGACGAAGAAGGTCGTGCTTGAAGGCTTGAAGGACGCCCTGAAGCTCTACGCGGAGCCGCTCGAGAAGAGCGACGAGAAGGTCGTCGAAATGGACACCGCTATCGAACACGCGCAGGCCACGGCAGATGCCGCGGCCGCCGCCGCGGGCGGCGACGGTGGTTCGGCGTAACAACAAGAAGAAACGAGGGCCATCATGGCGAAGAGCAAAGTCGAGTACACCAAGGTCGGTGACGGTTTCGTCTACAACACATGGTACGGCGACGGCGCCACGGTGAAGCTCCGGCCGGGCCAGGAGAAGTATCTCGCGCTCTCCGGCGTCATCAAGAAGAAGGCCGCCGATACGTCCACGCCCGTCGAGACGTCTGTCGTCGCCGATGTCGCGAGCGACACGAAGGTCGACCCCAAGGATTGAGGTTGAGCGATGGCCAGCGCCGCCACAGTGAGTGGCGAGCGCGTGGGGATCGACCGGAATACGGGAAAGACCCTGACCGGCTGGGCGCATTGCGCACAATGCCTTCTGGTGTTGTTTTCCACGCTCCTCAACACCCGTCTCATGCTGCTCGACTATGGCAGCGACATTCCGGGCATGATCGACCGCCCCGGAACCAATGCGACTTTCGCGCTCCTCTACAACGCCATGACGCAGGCGATCCTGAAATGGGAGCCCGGCTTTCGGGCGACCTATTTCGCGGTCGTTGAGGCGACCGGGGACGGCGCGTTCACGATCGAGATAGCGGGCCTGTTCTACCCCCGCGGGCATCTCGGCGACTATTCGATTTCCGAAAACGCAACGATGCGCTTCGTGATGGCGCTGACGTCAAGCGGTGCGATCTTCACCGGGACGGCAATTTAGGGAGGCGAGGGGATGGCTGACGCTCTCGATCTCACCACCTACAAGTTGCCATACCCGGTCATCGTCCGTGAGCTGTCCTACGACGATCTCTTGGCCGCGCGAAAGAAGCAATTCGCGACGCTCTGGGCAGCCCTACAGGCGTCCAACCCGAACCTGCCGGACATCAGTGCTCTCAATCTGGAGGGCGATCCAGGCGCGGTTCTGTTGGAGGATGCGGCCTTCGGTGATCTCCTCTACGTTAGTGACCTCAACGACACTGCTCGTGTCGTGCGGCTGGTCGACTTCGCCAAAGGGTCAGACCTTGATCTGCACGCTGCCGAGTTTGCCGATCCGGATTTCAAACGCTTTGAGGGCGAAGTTGACGCGGATCTGCGTGCGCGCATCAAAGCGCGTCGGCGGGGCTCGAGCGCCGCCGGCCCAGACGACTGGTTCGCCTATCACGCGCTTTCCGCTGATCCGGACGTCGCCGAAGTGGCCGTCTCGGAGCCCGGCGGGGCCGTCGTCCAAGTGGCCGTGCGGAGCAAGAGCGGCACAGGCGTCCCATCCGACGCCGTGCTGGCAAAAGTCACCAGCGTCCTGACGAGCCGCGCCATGCGGCCGCGCTGCCGGCAAGTGAACGTCGTCCCCTGTGCCCTGCGGACGGTGCCGTTGAGCGCCGCCATCTGGCTCTATCCGGACACGCCGATCGAGGTATTTACCGGCCTCCGCGACAGCGTCCCGGGGGAGTTGCTCGCAGCTCGCAAGCTCGGACGCGATGTAACCCGGACATCGCTCTTCGGCTATCTTGGGCCGCAGGGCGTGCATTCGGTCGATCTGATCTCGCCGGCGAGTGACCTGGTCGTAGACGCGAACGAGCTCGTCTATTTCGATCCGGTTTCGATTACGCTCGCCGGGAGGAAATGGTGACCTCCTCGGTTTCGTCTCAGCTCCCGCAGAGTGCGTCGAGCTACGAGTGCACGATGGCGGATGTGCTCGATGCCCATAAGCGCATCCAGGACGGACTCGCACTCGTCCCAGGCATCGGGATCTCCCGCATCCCGGATGACTGGGTGCCTTGGCTCATCCTGCACTACGGTCTGGAGGCGATCTATCCCATCGTCGGCGATGGCCGGAAGACGCTGACAGAGGGCCGTCGCTGGCAACGCGTCCGCGGCACGAACACGGCGACCGAACAGTACGTGCTGCATTGGCTCGGTCTCACCGGTCTCGCGATCCCCGACCGCTCCGGCGGCGCCGGCGCCGTCGAAGAGGAACGCTTCGACGACCTTCACTCCGATTGGTACCAAATCGGCCTTGCCGCGCCAGTGGCGATTGGTTCCACGCTAGAGCTATTGATCCGCGGCGACCATCTGTCGAAGGACGCCGGCTCGCGGCTCGGCCGCATCTATGCCGGCTACGATGCCCGGCCGATGCGTCTCGACCAAACGCGCCTCGATGACGCGATCCTCGACGACTGGTCGGGCGTCTTCATCGCACCGTTCGCGCCGAAACTGTCGTTCGGTTCGTATCAATCCGTTGCTGTCGACTTCGGGCTCGGTTTCGTCCTCACCGGCACCAGCGAGTATGTCGGCACGGCGCGGTTCGAAGAAGGCTTCATTCTCGATCAATCCAGGCTCGACGACGACGTGATCGAGCCTTCGGTCGTGCGGATTGAAGCGGCTTCCGTCTCCGACATTCCGGGGATCGCCGAAGCGCTCATGCCGTGGCCGCTCTCGTCGTGGCCGGGCATTACTTGGCAACACATGCCGCAGATGGTGTACGGAGGCCCTGATGGCACTCTTGGTGAATAGCGGACGGACGATTCTCGCCGCCGCCTTGAAGGTTCGTCCGTTTCACATCGCCTGGGGGCGCGGCGCGCCGTGGTGGGGGGCGACGGCGGTCGAGAACAAGGCCTTCGCCGGCAGCCCCTATCAGAGCATCACGCTCGATCATACGCCGGTCGCGAACGTCGAGGTGCGCAGCGCCGACGGCGCCATCCTATATGCCGCATCCACCGACTATGTGTACGATCTCACGGCCGGTACCATCACGCGCAACAGCTTGGGCGCAATCCCGTCGCTCGCCGCCGTGCAGATCCTCGTCACGTACGGCACGACGCCGCTGTCGTCCAACGACACCAAGCTGGTCGACGAGATCGGCCGACGTCAGGCCGCAACGGTCGCCTACGTCAAGCCCGACGCGGCCGGCTCGATCGCTACGCCCGGCGGCGGCCTATGGTCGTTGTCGGAGACCCCGACACGCTATCTCTACGTCAACGTGCTGTACGACTTCGCGGAGGCCGCGGGAGAGACAGTCCGCGAGGTCGGCGTCTTCGTCGACACCGTTCGCGTCGCCAGTGTGCCCGCGGGGCAGTCGTATCTACTGCCCGCGGATATCGCCGATCCCGGCTACCTGATGCTGCTCGATCACATCCCGGCTTTCGAGAAATCGCCGGCCGAGCGCAAGGGCTATTCCTACGTAATGACTATCTGACAGGTGCGATATGGCAGACCTCCGCGACAATCTTTCCACCTACATCAATCCTTTCGATCGCACCAAGGGCTATCAGCGACTGGCGTTCCTGTGGGACCGCTACTATGCCACCAACCAGGTCAATCTCGCGCACGAGATCGAAGCCGACCGCGTTCGCGAGATCGGCAATGCGCTGTGGAAGGACGGATACCTCACGTCTGGCGGCGCGATCGTTCTCGGCGCCATCGCCGATGGACTTGTCCCGGTCAGCATGGCGGCCGCCAAGGTCTATATCCGTGGCGCCATCCATGACATTGCCGCCCGCACTTTCAGCGTGCACGCGGTCGGTACGGTGTTCATCGGTATTCGCCTGCGCACCTTCACCGTCACGGACGACGACGATCCGACACTGAAGGGCATGGCGCCCAACACCCGCGCCTCGGGCGAGCACGGTCCTGCCGCCCTGGCGATGCTGGGCAAATGGGGCTGGGACGGCGACGGCGAGGAAGGCGATTTCTTCCCGATCTACACTATCAAAGATGGCGGGATCGACACGCCGGAGCAGACGACCGACGACACTTGGTCCAATCTGCTTGCGCGTTATGATCGCGAGGCACATGGCGGCTATGTGGTCGAGGGCTTCGATGTACGAGCGCTCGGCTATGATGGCTCGCATCAGGTGTTCACCATCTCCGAAGGCACCATCAATGTGTGGGGCTTCAAGCGCACGCGGCCGGCCGCCTACCGCATGCTCATTTCGGAGGAGCCGGAGCTGCAACTGATCGACGACGAGCCGCACGCCGTCAATTCCGGCGCCCAGACGATCTCGGTGCGCTTCGCGCCGATCGCCGAGGTGGTTGAGATCACGATCATCGCGGAGAAGACGGTGACGCTGACGCACGGTGCCTACACCGGCGTCTCCGATGCGGTTCCCGACGCGACCGTTCTGTCAATCTCGCAGGTCAAGCAGAACACGACGACCTATTCCGGCGTCACCGACTTCAAGCTCACCGGTGCCGCTGTCGACTGGTCGCTCACCGGCGCCGAGCCGGCCCCCGGCTCGACGTATCAGGTGACCTATCGCTATTTGACGTCGGCCGTGCCCACCAACGTGCAGCGCGATCGCTTCGACATTGCCGGCGCCGCCGACGGCACCGTTGCGCTGGTCAAGTATCGCACCAAGCTGCCCCGCTACGACGCAATCGTGGTCGACCAAGCCGGCGCGATCTCCTACCTCAAAGGCATCTCATCGCTCTACGCGCCGCAGTCGGTGCAGGTCGCTTCGACGCTGGTGAAGATCGCTGACGTCTACAACAATTGGGGTGTCACGCCCGACGTGCGGCAAGTCGGCACTGTCAGGATGCCGTTCTCTGATCTGCGCGACCTCGAAGGCATGGTCGGCGATCTCTACGCGCTGGTGGCGGAGGAGCGCTTGCAGCGCGACGTCGACCGCAAGGAGGTGTCGTCCAAGCGCGGCGTATTCGTCGATCCGCTGCTCGACGACGACATGCGCGACCAGGGCATCGCGCAGACGGGTGCGATCTATGGCGGAGTGCTCTGGCTGCCTATCACGCCGACCGTGACAATTATGCCGCTGGCCGCGACCTCGTTGCCTTACGTCGACGAGGTGATCCTGACGCAGGAGCACATCACTGGCGGATCTCGCATCAACCCGTATCAGGTGTTCGACCCTCCATCCGCGGTGATGACCCTCGACCCGGCGCAGGATCTGTGGACCGAGGAAGAGACAGAATGGACCTCGGCCGAAACGTCCCGCGTCGCCTATGCGGGAGACTGGCACGGCGTCAATCTGTACACAACGACGACGTCGGTCGAGGAAAGCGTCCTGTCGAGCCGCACCGAACAGATCGAAACGATCCGGGTGCGCAGCGTCGGTTTCAATCTCGATCAGTGGGGGCCAAACGAGCATCTCAGCGCGCTCACCTTTGATACCATCGACGTCACCCCGGGCAATCTAGCGGCCGATGCCGCCGGTCATCTGGCCGGCGCATTCAATATCCCGGCGAATGTCCCGGTCGGCACCAAGGCGGTCGAGGCGCGGGGTTCGGGCGGCTCGCACGCGGAGGCGCTCTATACGGCCGTCGGTTGGAAAACCACGAATACCGGGCAGCGGCTCGTCATCACCACGAAGACCTATTACGACCCGGTCGCGCAGACCTTCCGCCTGTCGGAGCGTCGGCAGATCGTCGGCGTCGACCTCAAGTTCACGCACTTGGCGGACCGCACCAAGCCCGTGCGGGCACAGATCCGTGAGGTCGATCTCGGAACACCGACTGATGCGGTCGTAGCTGAGAAACTGCTGCCCTTGGCCAATGTCCCGGTCATCGATCCGCTCAGCGCCGCGCGCGATCCCGCCGATTGGGTGCCGATGGATTTCCAGAACCTCATCACCGTCGACACTGACCGCGCCTATGCGATCACCGCCCTGACCGCCGACGGATATCACGAGGTCGCCATCGCCGATCTCGGCGGCTTTGATCAGGCGAGCGGCTGGGTGACCAGCAATGCGTTCCCCAACGGCACGTTCCTCGACGGCTCCGACGCCAGAACTTGGCTGGCCAAGCCGGGCCGGTCTCTGACCTTCCGGCTGCGCGCGCCTCGATATACGCAGACGGTGCGGACGATCGACGTTGGTACCATTGCGGTGGACTCGGCTACTGACCTGTTGCCGCTGATCAACGCGGTGATGCCCGAGGGCACAGCCGTCGAGGTTGAGTTCGAGTCGCCAGATGGCACGAAGTACGTGACCGGCCCGAAGGTTGGCGTCCAGATGCCGGTGTCGGTGACCGGCAACATGATCGTGCGCCTCCGGATCATCGGGACAGCGACGCTGTCGCCCGTGCTTGAGCCGTGGCTGCAAGTGGTCGTCGGCGCGGTTCAGCCGCAGGGTGACTATGTGAGCCGGGCGTTCACATGCGGCGACGATGCCAAGGTTCGCCTGATCGTCGACGCCTACCTGCCGTCAACCGCTTCCTTTGCGTGCATGGTGCAAACCGCAGTCAATGCAGGCAATCCGGTCTGGACGGCAATGACACTCGAACATGCGACATCGCTCGGTGATGGCTGGGAGGAGCGTCAATACATGCTTGACCACGTCTCGATCGCCGAGACGCGGGTCAAGACCATTCTGACCGGCGGTCCAGGTGCGCGCGCATGCTTTAAGAGCATGCGTGCCGTCGCGGTGCCGTCGACGACCGGAGCGTAACCGATGGCTAACGCGACAACCTCGAACCGGGCGTATCCGCTCCCGAATCCGGAGAACATCGCTGCGGAGGACGCAGCGCGGATCGCCACGGCGCTTGGGAAGATCGACCAGGATATGGCGGCGGCGCTCGATCAAGCGCCCCAGTCGGCCACAGAAGTTGCAGCCGGCGTCGTGCGACTGGCGACCTTGGCGGAGGCAGGGGCCGGCACCGAAACCAATGCCGTGCCGTCCGTCGCACGCGTCAAGGCGATGGTGCTGGCCGCCATCGCGGCGATCGTCGGCGATGCTCCGGATGCCCTCAACACGGTGTACGAGATCGCCGCGGCCCTGGAGGACAACGAAGACGTCGTCGCCACCATTCAGAGCGCCATCGGCAAGAAGGCGGACTCGACCGCGCTGACGGCGGCCGTCGACAGTCTCAACACGGCGCTCGCCGCCAAGGCCAACGCATCGGATGTGACCACCGCGCTCACCGCGAAGCAGGACAAGCTCGGCTTCACGCCGGCCAACAAGGCTGGTGACGCGTTCACTGGCGCGGTCAGCGCACCCTCGTTCACTGCATCTGGTGAGCTGAAATCTCAGAGCGGGGTGCTCCGTCTTTCGGTGGACGGCACCAAGTATCTCTACTGGGATGGCACCAACTACGTCCTGGGTAGCCAGGGCAACATCTGGCACACCGGCAACTTCAACCCCGCGTCCTACGCGACGGCAGCGTCGATCAGCAGCAGGGTCGAGAGCGGCCGGTTTGTATTTGCGGGGGAAAAGGAAGCAAACAACTTCCTGAATAATTGGAGCGAGCCGTTCAACGGCGCTGTCGTGACGGCAGTTAAGGCATCCGACACCGTCGCCCTCCAGTATGTGCGGTGGCGGTACATGCAGCTCTACCGCGCCGACTACGGCGGCTGGTTCACCATCGGATACGCCTGAGGATCATCAACCATGACCATCACTGTACAAGACCATGGCTTGTGGTCCCGCTACAAGCCCGACCCGTGGCCCGCTGACCTCCCTGAAAGTATCTTGTTCTGCCGCCGGGAAAGCGACGCGGAGGACTGGTATCAGTTCGCCCGCGCCATGCCGGCCAACACGATCAAAGCCACTGTCGACGACACCTTCATCATCCAGGCGGTGAGCGTCGAAGCCGACCGCTTGTTCCCACAGAACTGCCGCCTGATCGAAATCACCGGCAGCGATGCGGCGGACAATGACGCCGCCTTCGCAGCCTTCAACGGCAAGCTGTACGACCCAACGACGACCACCATCGGCGACAAGTACGAGCCCGCGAAAGCGATGCCCACCCTGACCCGCAAGCAGGTGATCCTGGGACTGCTCACGGACGGCTTCATCAGCGCTAGCGAAGCCGTTGCCGCTGCGCAGACGGGTGCCGAGCCGGCCGCCATCAAGGCCATCTTCGACGGCAGTATCACCGACCCGGTGCAGCGGGCGACCGCGACGGTCACCTGGGCGTCGATGCGAGACGTGATCCGCACCGATTCTCTGACCCGCATGATCCAGGCGAGCCGCAACATGAGCGATGCGGATACGGACGCAATGTGGTTGCGGTGGAGCGCTCTGTAACTCTCCGCTGAGCGTCAGACAGATCGACCGAACGCGCCGCACAGGCAGCGGCGGGACGCTCCACCGCGCGGCCATCCGACCGCACACCTCACGACTGAAGAATCAGAGAGAACACGCCCGGGCCGCGGCAGCGCGCGCCCCAATAAGAAGGAGTGCGCCGAAATGGCCACCGAGTATCGCCATGGAATCGAGACCCTCGAGGTCGACGACGACATCACGTCGATCGAGACCGGCGAGAGCAACGTCATCGGCGTCATCGGCACTGCGCCGGATGCCGACGAAGATACCTTTCCGCTCAACACGCCGGTGCTTATCGCCGGCAATCCTCGCGAGGCACTGAAACTCGGCGCGTCCGGCACGCTCCCCGATGCGGTGGATGGCATCTTCGACCACTTCGGCGCCGACGTGATCGTCGTTCGGGTGACCGAACTGACCGATATCAATCAGATGATGTCGCAGATCGTCGGCAACATCGCGGCGCTGACCGGCGTGCATGCGTTCAAGAAAGCGCTCACGCTCCTCAAGCTCATTCCGAAATTGCTGATTGCGCCCGGCTTCACCGCTTATCGTCCGGCGGACGGCATTGCGGGCGTCAACGTCGGAAACGGTGGCCACAATTACAGCGCCAATACCAAAGCGTCGGTCGCCGGCGGATACGGCGTAGAGCTCGTGGTGACGGTCACCGACGGCATCATTCAGGCGATCACGCCGACCAAACATGGTTGGGGCTTTTCCGTCCCGCCGGACGTCGTCATTTCCGATGCGGGCACGCCGGCGAAAGCGGTCCTCACGTTCACGGACGCTCCTACCGCCAGCGAAACCGTCACGATCGGCACGAAGACCTACAAGTTCGTGACGGCTCTGGCGGCGCTCTATGATGTTCTGATCGGGAGCGATGTAGCGAGCTCGATTGCGAACCTCTCGACGGCCGTCAACGCCACTTTGGCCGGTGCAGGCTCGTCCTATTACGCCGGCATCAGCGCCAACACTAATGCCGTCGCGTCGCAGACGGCGACGAATGAGCTGACGGTCACCGCGATCACCGCAGGGCTCGCCGGAAACAACATCGCCGTAGCCACGACGTCGACCAAGGGGACCTGGGGCGCCGGCATCACCAAACTCTCGGGCGGCGTGGTCGGCAGCGGCGCGGCCGCGACG